AGGTATGAGCCTATTGAGCACACTGATGAGATGGTGCTCGATGTCAGAAAGCTTTGGGAGTCGGCTCAGTCACGCAAGAAGTATGAACTCAAGGATGTTGACTTCAACGCACCTGGTCTAATCTCAGAGATCCTTGCTCGTAATAAAGAACTTGCTGAGTCATGGCTACCCGAACTAGCGTTTGCAAGTGCTCTTGCAACGATGTCTGCTATCACCTGCGGAAAAGTCACTGCTGAAGGCACGCATCCAAATCTATTCATGGTCGGTCTTGCACCATCGGGTGCAGGCAAGGACTTTGGACGCAAACTCACGCGGGACACTCTGTATCGTGCAGGGTTCTCGGAGGTGCTTGGTGCTGAAGTCCTTTCATCTGGTGAAGGCTTTGTGAAGTCACTGGAGACTCAGAACGTGCAACTGTTCCAGCTTGATGAGATAGCTGAGATGTTCGGAGAGATGGGTGATGCCAATCATTACATGGCAAAGACTGGCAAGCTTCTCAAGCAAGCCTACTCATCATCCGGTGATCCAGAATGGAAACCGAACTGCCGCGCTGATGCTAAGAACAATATCATCGTGCGTGAACCGTTTCCGATTATCTACGGAACGACAACTCCTGATCTCTTCTACTCTCGGTTCTCTCCTGACAGCGTCAATGATGGACTGCTAGGCAGACTGCTCATATTCAGTCAGGAGCACTACGACATTTCACTTGGACGCATCTACCAACAGATGACTGCAACTGAGAGCATCGTTGACAAAGCAAAGTCTTGGAAAGATGCAAGTGCTCACGGCAACCTTCCCCCTGAGTCGTTCGCTGGCAACCGTCTGAACTGGACGTTTAGCCAAGAATCCAAAAACGAATTGCTTGCTCTGTCCGATGAGATAAAGCTCAATTCAACACGCGGAAAAGAAAACACAGGACTCTGGAGGCGTACCGCTGACAAGATCCAAAAACTTGCATTGCTGTTTGCATGCTCAAGACTTGGACCAGTGCAGGATGGAATCGTTGAGCACGCTGATACCCTGCGTGCAATACTCATCGTCAAGCGTTTGACCTATCGAAGTATTCACAAAGTGCAAACAGAACTGGTGAAGTCACAGGCTGATGCAGATCGCCAGAAAGTGCTCACTGCACTGAAAAATCGAGGTGGTCGGATACCTAAAGGCCGAATCAGCGTGTACGACAAACTGTCAAAAAAGACCAGAAAAGATGTCATTGAGGATCTGCTTGAGTCAGACCGAGTGCGACTTGAGCAGGGTAAAGACGGTGTTTTGTACTATGTACTCAACACTTGAGAGTCACATCCTTGACACTTTGGGCCATCTGGCTAATATAGGGGCATCTCCTTGTGGTTGAGGATAGTCTGGCAAATGAGAGAGTGGTATGGGAAGGCGAGGGAAAGCCCCGGCACATCCGACCCTTGCGAAAATCGAGGGTCACTATAAAGAAAAAGCAAGAACAAGAATCTTGCCTATCGAAGCTATAGATGGCCGCCCCAAACCCTCTCTCGTTTGTCAGGCAGATGAACTGACGCTGCAAATCTTTAACGAAACCTGCGACTCTATGCAGCAGATGGGATGCCTCAGCGAACAGGATGGCCCCATCATCGAAACCTACGCCTGCAACTATCGAGAGTTGCTGCTGTGCATTCAAGCCATGCGTAAAGACGGGATAGAAATCGAAAGCCAGCGAGGTGGTGGTAAGAGTACCGTCCACGCGGTGAACTATCACCGCTTCCTGGCTAATCACATGAAACTGCTGCAAGAACTTGCACTGACACCATCCGCGCGGACTCGTTTGGCTACTCCACAGGGTCCAAAGCAAAGTGACAAGGTAGGCCAGTTGCTTGAAAAACTAGGCGGCAAGTGATGCCGTTTGACTTCGAGCACTATCAGCCAATGGAAGAGATGGATCAGTACATCGAGGATGTGCTCTCAGGTGAGGTCCGAAGCTGCAAGACGGTCAGCAATGCAATTGAGCGTCACCTCCGCGATCTTGAAAAGCAACGCACCGATGAGTTCCCGTACTACTTCGACCGTGATTACGCAGAGGCAGTTGTCTCGTTCTTCCCGGTCATGATCAAGCACTCTATCGGTCGCGATGTTGGTCAGCCATTGGTTCTGCAACCGTGGCAAGTGTTTGCTGTTGCTTCCATCTTTGGCTGGAAGAAAACATCCGATGACTGCCGAAGATTTTCAAAGGCAATGGTTTCTCCTGCACGCAAGAACGGTAAGTCAACCCTTGCTGCTGCTATCGCATTGTTTGCTGGCTCGATGGACTACAACCCAGTCAGCAAAGGGTTTGAGAATGTAGCACAGGTGCTTCTTGCAGCTACAAAGAAAGAACAAGCCAGTCGAGTTGTCTTTGCTGAAGCATGTCGCATGCGTGCTCAGTCGGAAGAACTGTCTTCCATGAGCACGCTGAAGAACAACCAGATATTTTTTAAGCATAATCAAGGCTCGATATTCTGTGTTGGTTCAGACAAGCCACTCGATGGATTCTCTGCATCACTGACAGTCATCGATGAACTGGCAGCGTTCCGAAGCGATGGAGGACAGAAAGCATTCGTTGAGACGATGCTGACCCAAGGTGGTGCTAGGTCACAACCACTGACTCTGTTCATCACCACCGCAGGAAATGACAATTCGTTTTTGTGGCTGGAGCAGTACAACTACGGCAAAGGGGTTGTCTCTGGAGAGTTCGACGACGAAAGCTACTTCTTTCTTAACTATGAACTCGATGAAGATGACGATGTCTACGATCCCGAAAACTGGATTAAGGCAAACCCGTGCCTCGGCGTGACCATCATGCCTGAGTACCTCGAAGACCAAGCAAAACCTGCTAAGACAGATGTCATCGTTGAGCGTCGATTTAAGAAGTATCACTGCAACATCGTGACATCAAGTAACTCTGCTGCATTTGACCTAGAGCAGTGGGATGCTTGTGCAGGTGAGTTCTCTGACTGGGACGATGCTGATGCAGTTGGCTGTGGCGTTGACCTCGGAGGCAGAGATGACCTGGCAGCGTTTTCCTTGGTAGCCCGCTTTGAAACAGGCGAGTTCACGCAAGTTGATGAGCACGCACCTGAAGTCCCAATCTACAGGTACGAGGCCAGAACGTGGCAATACATCTCGACCGACACCACGCGGGATATCACGCAAAGACCGTTTGCTGACTTCATTGAGAAGGATCTCATCAGGACTACGAGGTTTCCCACCAATGAACTAGAAAGAGATTTGCTGAGAGAATGTCAGAAGTATCGATGTTATGATGTTGCCTACGATCCTTACAACTCTCAGAGCACAGCAGAAAGGTTAGAAACAGAAGGTCTTGAGCCAGCATCGATGACGCAGTCATGCAGGTATCAAAACGAACCAATTCAAGAACTGCGTGCATGCATTGCTGATGGCCGGTTTCTTCACGATGGCAACCCATGTCTCAAGTGGATGATCGGAAACGCAGTGCTCGTTCATGACCGTCAAGACAGAGTGATGTTCGACAAAAAAGCCTCGGCTGAGAAAATTGACGGTGTTGTGTCTATGACAATGGCTCTTGGTCGCGCGATGCATGCATCATCCAAATCAAATGGCTACTTTACATACTAGGATCGCAAAATGTTTATCAGCAAAGTAGGCGAGATGTTTGCCCAAGCAACGTCGAACCTCAAAAACCCTTCGGACTGGCTTGTCCAGATGCTTGGCGGTGGTGAGTCCTCAAGTGGCATCCCTATCACCATGCGTAGCGTCCTAGGCATCCCAGAGGTGTTCAACGCGGTCAGCAAGATCAGCGGTCACTTGGCTCAGATGCCTATCACCTGCAAAGAAACGAAAGACGGCAAAGAGATGCCGTTCCCAAGTGACTTTGGTGCTAAGGCAATACGCAATCCAAACGAGTATTTCACCAAGTTTACGCTGCTTGAAAAAGTCATGCTCGATGCTTTGCTGTATGGCAATGGCCGAGCCTACATCGAGCGTAACAGCCTCGGTCAACCAGTTGGCTTGGTTCCAATTCAAGCAGAAGATACGACAACGGTTGTTGCCGAAGGCGAACGATGGCATCTGGTAAGCATCGACGATGGTACAGCAGCAGGAACATTGAAAGCAGAGGCAGGTCGGGATCGGACAATGTACCGACTGCCAGATCGTGATGTGCTCGTCGTCATGGGCCTTTCTCGTAATGGGTGGTGGGGAGAAAGTTTGCTCGACATCATGCGTGATCAGTTTGGACTTGCGATAGCTGGGGCTGAAGCATCTGGATCGACGTTCAGAAATGCTGGGCGACCAGGTTTACTGCTGGAAGCACCACGCGGAGCTTTCAGGACTGCCAAGGAAGCTCAAGACTTCTTGGATCAGTTCAACGAGGCTCATGAGGGACTCGACAACACTGGCAAGACCGGAATGATCAGGGAAGGCATGAAGGCACAAGTCTTGCCTCATGACACCAACAGTACGGGATACGTTTCCCAGCGTCAGTTCGGACGCGAAAGTCAAGCAATCATCTTTCTGCTTGAGACAGTTCTCGGTGATAACTCAGGTGGATCGTACAAGTCGGTCACAGAGCGTCAGTCAGCATACCTGACAAACTGCCTTGGTCGATGGATTGCAAAGATTGAGAACGAATGTGACCTCAAGCTACTTAGTAAACGCCAGCGGTCAGCAGGTTCGTTCAGGTACTGCATGGACGCAAGAAGCATTTACAACAACAACCTTGAGTTTCTTGCAAGCTACACATCAACCTTGCGTCAGCAGGGAGTGATCTCAGGTAACGAAGTGCGTGCTATCCACGGCATGAATCCAGTCGAAGGTCTTGACGAAGACTACTACGCAGGCAGCGGAAACATCCCACAAGACAACGACCTTGCAAAAGGTGACGAAGAACCAGAAACTCAAATCGAGGAAGATCAAGATGAAACTTGAAACTAATCCATTTAACCAGACCATCACCATGCGTGGTGGTATCGGAGACTTCGAGAACCATATTTCAGCAGACGACTTTCTGAGTGCTCTGTCTGAGCACGCGGGGGAAGATGTCACCATATTGCTCGACAGCGAAGGTGGCAGCGTGACTGACGGTCTGTCGATTTACAATGCAATCATGCAGTACAGCGGGAACGTCACAGTCCACATTGACGCGATCTGTGCAAGCATTGCCACTGTCATTGCATGTGCTGCTGACCGGGTTGTCATGAACTCAAATGCAAAGTTCATGATCCA